TGGTTCATGACAAAACCACGGGTAAAACTGTTTTAGATAAAAATGCTGTATTGATTGGTTATGCAGACAGACCCAACACAACATACTGTGAAGAATTAAGACTGTCTGATTTTTCTTTGAAATACTCAGGTAGTTTAACTAACTCTGTTGGTCTTTACATACCTACGCTATGTCGATCTATTTTTTCAAATCTTTTGATTGAAGATGTGAGTATTGGTGTAAAAACATCAGATTCGTGGCTATGTTCGTGGATTAATGTGCATGTCCGTAACTCGGATATATCGTTCAAATTTGGAGATAATGACGGCACACTAATTGCTAATGGCACATCTAATAACATGCTCGGATGTTACGCAGAAGTCGTTAAGCTAAATGCGTATTGGTTTAAAAATTATCAATACTCAACAATGGCTGGATGCGCAGCAGATAAAGTAAGCCATATGCAAGATGGCGGTAGTTCTATATATGTATTTGATAATACTGATATGGTTATCAATAATGCAGGCTGTGAACACATTACAACTCGTCATCTTATTGCTAAAAACGGCTCTAACATTGTATTTAATCTGGGCAACTTTATCTTGGATAATAAATTTCAGGATGAGACAACTTGGTGGCAACAAACAAACACATTGCTTTCAATATCGAACGAATCGAAAGTTACTTTCAATAACACAAAATTCTCAATATCGAACCAAACGCGCAGTGAGTTAAGTAAATTTGCTGCATTTGCATGTGTAGATGGTGGTTGTAAGTTAGAGCTAAACAACATCTCAAGTTACACGTCTCAAATAGTAAACTTTGTCGAAGCTTCGGAGTACAAGACTTATAACAGTCTTGATATTTACTATGTGTCTGGCAGTATTATTGAAATGAAGACACCTCTTGATGTTTATGAGTATGCAGCAAGTGGTGGGCGTAGTTCGTGGTTTAATGGCACTGCAAAAACACAAAGACTTGTTGACACCTTCAAGTCATACAGTACCAATGCATTTGCAATTCCGACCGATATTTCCTTGACTCAACTATCGAATACATATCAGACTGTAGTTGCCGCTCAAACATCCCCAGGCGCTGCAACTGCTGCATTGGAATATCCATACCCAAATACGGCACACTTAATTTACCAGATGTCGGCGAAGCGTCATGCAGGAGATAATCTACTTGCTCAACTTGCAATCCCAATCTGGACTGCAAATAATAATGTTGGGCAAGGTGCATTAAGAATCAGGTATAAACAAGGTGCTTCCGCATTCTCTGACTGGATTACGTTTCGCACAAGTAGCAACACTACAGTGGACGCAAATGGGTTTGTAAAATCTGCATCACCGATCTGTCATTTATACACAGATAAAATAGATCTAAATGATGAAGCAAAATTACAATCAATCGGTTTTGAAAAAGTAGGAGTTGGTGACTACTTGGTGACAGGCTCTCTCGGCTTCGCTCAAGAGGGTTGGTATATTGAAATGCCGAAAGACGCGAACGGCAATGTGCTAGTCGCAGTTGTCTATAAGCAGCTTGAAAACAATGATATATCGATTAAGACTTATGCTAAAAAGTTTGACGATGAAGCTGGCGATATTGTTCCAAACTTATCAAAACCGCGTGATATTCCTGAAAATCGCAGCATAACTTTGCGCTTACAAGAATTGCCAAAAGTAGAGCAGGAAATAGTGCCTGAATAATCACCCAACCAACAACAACAAGCCTTAGCTTTTAATAAGTTAGGGCTGTTTTATTGCCAAAAAATAGAGGTAGTTATGGCTGACAATCAGCAAATTATTGAAACATCGGCAGGGGTTGCAGCAAGTAAAGCGGTTACCTATGGCGGTAGCTTTGCGGGTGCGGTGTCTGCATGGTTTGGGTCAATTGATTGGGGTTTTTGGATCAGTATATCGATTGCAATTGCAGGCCTATTAATGAACTGGTATTTCGCCAAAAAGAAAGATAAGCGCGATGAAATTGAGCACAAAGCTTTTCTTGAAAATTTAAAAATCAAAGGAAAATGTGATGACAAACAAGACTAAACTTATTGCCACATCATTAGCAGCTTCGGCTGCTTTTTTTGTATCTTTAATCGGCTATGAGGGGTATTCGTCAAAGCCATATAAAGATACAGGGGGCGTTGCAACAATTGGTATCGGCTCAACTCAATATGAAAATGGCTCAAAAGTCAAAATGACAGATAAGCCAATTGATCAGAAACGTGCAATTCAAATCGCTCAGGCACATATCTCCAAAGATGAAATTGCGTTTAGAAAGTCATTACAGGGC